AAGAAAATAATTTCGATCTATAAGCCTATATGTTTTAAAGTTGTTTAATCTATCTGTTTTCGATGTACTGTTTTGCTCACCACTTATAACAAAGCTATATTTCAAAGGTGCTTTGTTATCTTCAACACCCTCTCCATCATCTACAGGCTCTAGTAAAATTGAAAATTTATCACGACCATCACCACGAACTAGTTTACCGTCTTCAATAAAATCTAATGGGTTATTAATATAAATATTTCCGTTTGTAAACGGCTCTAAAAAATTTTCTTCTATATCCATACCCCTTATAGCAGATTTCGAAAAATTAATTTTTTGCGATCCACCAGCATCCTCTTGGCCACCACCACCAGTTTGTTCTGGATCTCCCCCGTCAGGTGCTTGCTCCGCAGTAGTAAGAGTAAATTGGGCCTCAAACTCTGCGTTATTAATTTTGTATTTAATTTTATCGGACATACTAGAAGTGTCGATTACCGAAAACCGTAGATTTCGTCATTTCCGCGTATATAAAACCTAAAAATTCTGGCTTTATAAATTTTAATTGTACACCGCCATTGACGTAAAATTGATTCTTTAACACTTCCTGATTATTTAAATAGAGAATCCACCAAAGGCTAATTTTATCGTAAATGTGATAAGACACAGTGGTAAGCGGAAGTCTACCTTTCACGTCATGAAGCCCAAAATAATTGCTATCTAAGTTTGTGGGGAATTGAATTTTATTGAGAATATTATAGAAATAAAACTGCTTATCTGTATCTTCAGCAGCTTGGGTATACACCTTAAAAATATTTTCGTAATTACCTAACTTCACAGCAGATAGTGATGTTATTTCATTTTGATATTCTCCTAAGTTACCAGTTAAGCTCATTACATTCCAGCCCTTTCTATAAAGTTAGCAACTTCTATTGTTAGTGAATTATACACTAAAGAAATACCATATGCTTCTGGTACTATCTTATTCCCTACCTGTCTTCGTTGTCCTAATAAATTAAATGCTGCGTTAGCTAAGTAAGCCCACCTCACATATCTCAACCCAGGTACTTTAACTTCGTAAATTCGTGGAAATGTCATCTCCAACGCGCTACCTCTTTCAGGTCTAGCTTCTGTCATAATGCTCTTTATTAGCTCTTGATTTCTATCTATATCACCACGATCAATTGTATTTGCTAATACGAAACTAATCTCTATACCAGCATCAGTATTAGCATACTGATAAAACATCGGGTGTTCAACATAAGTACCAGGATATTCACTAGGGTTATTGGCACGCGGTACTTTAAATTGAAATCCCATATTACCACCAGCATCCTTTATAAATTTTTGAGCTGCAGTTTCAACTGTACCAGCGGCTTTTTGATATTGTGTCGATAGGGTATCGTTACCTACTTGCTGTACAGTTGCACCTAAACCTACAAACTCATCAACTATATTACCCCCTAAATTAACAAACTCTGCACCTAAAAATTGCGCACCTCGTTGACTAATTTGCGAAAAAGTATCTGCATAGTTATTGCTGAACCCTCTAAAATTATCTTCAAAAAATGGAAACCTATATCTTGTAGGACCGGCTCCGCTTCCATTACCGGATTTTGTCTTATAAAGACCGTCATAGAATTTCATAGGGTCGTCTGAGCTTCTATTGAATACATTAACATATCCACTAACAAACGCTCTTAACTGACTCTCTTCTAGTTCATATGCTGTTACCAGAGCACTAGGTGCTTCAGCACGTAGTCCAGCTCGCTTAGGGACAGAAGTCCAAGCGTAATCTGCAACTACATCATATATACCAGCCATTAATAATATTTATTCCAAGACTATGTTACTAAAGAGTTGGCAGTAATACTATAATCAGAAGCAATATAACCACCTCTAGAATCAATTTTAGGTGGCCCTTGTGTAGGGAAGTTTGAAGCAACTATGTTTGCTCCTCCTGGTGTACCCTCACCAGATCTTTGACCTGTAGCAACATTAATTGGATTGCCACCTGGTGTATTACGCGTATTATTTGCGATTTGTTGAAGTATATTAGTTTGTTGGTCTAGCTGTTGTTCGGTTTTGTCTTTACCACCGGGGAGCGGGGATGGCCAGCTGTATGGAACAACAGTGGGATTAGGGAACCTAGTTCTATCACCAGTTGTATTCATAGTTATGGGAGCTGGACCTGAAGCCGGCTTTCCAAGCCTTGGCATGCCGGGAGTAAACTCTGGGAATGCCGGTCCGGATAATAAAGTTCGTTTTAATATATCTTCCATACTAGCACCTGGCATACCTACTCTAGGATCTGCAAAACTAGGCAGTGTCCAGTTTGGTGTACCACCGAACGTTCTGTTTCTATCCCGAGGACCTTGCATCCCATCCTTACGTGGGTCTAAAAAGTCTATAAGATTTGATCCAGCTAGCATATCACGGAAGCGTGTGTTAGAGCGGCCTTTTGATGCTTCTTTTTCTTTTGCAATTTTTTCTTCAAGGTTTCTTCGCGCTTCACCTGCCGCACCTGCTGTTTTACCAAAAAGAGGCTGCCGTTGTACAATAACTTTAGGTCTTCCGGGGAGGTGTGCCAAAGGGTTTGCAACCTCAGGTATCATTGCGGTCTCGAGTAACCTTAAAATTGGTATAGCTAACCCTTCTTGAATACCGTGTTTGAGTGTTTCAAACAGAGTTCGACCTCCAAATAATTTATCTAAAAATCCAGCAAATCCCGTAAGTAGGTTTGCAAGAGCTAATTTTATATTGGGTAAAAAACTAGAAAGAAACCACTCCTTCATAACATCCCACATGCCCCCGAGCATAGATAAAAATTCTGCAAAAAACTCAGGCAACATTTTAACGAAATCTTTTATTTTATCCCACGTACCTTTAACCCATTCTGCAAAGGGACCCTTGAGCCATTCCCATACTTCACTACCCCATTCGAATAAGTTTCTAAGTCCAACAATAATTGGATTGTCAGAGTTTTCCCACCATGGTTTAATAACATTATTCCAAAGTTGTGTTAGTGGTTCTTTTAACAAAGACCATAATAAAATACCAGATAACCAATTTTTAAGAATCTGACCTAATATACTATTACCTTTTTTAACCTCTTGAACAGTTGATTGAGCAGCTTCTGCTTGTTTTACTTGCATCCGGGCAACACTCGTCTTACCTCTTTCATCCGGTGGCTTTTGATACATCCACGGAAACATTCTAGATAAAACACCACCTACGACGCGTGTTTCATTCTCTAGCTTTTGCCGTTGAATAGCTCCAACGTTTGCATTAGGTCGTTGCTGTTTAAAAGCCGAAGCTTGAGACGGAATTACGTCACGTGAATATTGTGATCTAGCTAAATCTTGCGCAGCCAACTCGCCCATGGCCTCTTCTCGGGCCCGGACTAGGTGCATTAATTGCTCTGTTCTTGGTGCCGGCACATAGATATTTAATCTAGATCACCGGTATCGAAGAATCGAGCATCAATCGGTATAGTAATATCATCAACAGTTAAAATTTCTGCTAGATAATCATTGACTGAATTAATGTAATCCGAAATCTCATTATACATTACAAGAGGCAATTCTTCAATTAACTTAATACGGTCATTAATTCGTATTTGGTTGAAGTCGATTTCTTCGTCTTCAATTATTAGTTTATCGATAAACTTAATAATTTCTAACATATATAATGTCCCGATACCTTCTTTTGTAATATCATCTCTCGGATTAACACCTTGCTCGCCTTTGGAGACAATAACGCTCTCTTCTACTAGAGTAGGTATTTTTAAGTGTACAGCTAATGTCTTTAATACTACTACATGTTCATCTTTAACCTTTAAAGGGGTATTTTTAATGTTTGCAATAACATCGTCTAAGCTGACAACTCCGTTATCTGTTTTAACCGCATCACCAAGAGATTGTTTTCTTAAACCAACAATGAAAGGATACTTATCATAAAGCTTTAAATCCTTATTACCAGCGTTTTTAATAATGATGTCGTTTAATGTTTTACTAAAGTTTAAAGCACCTCTTAAACCATCAAGTGCAGATGAAATAAGATCTTTTTGCTGCTTTAATGTAAGCGGTGTTGTTTCAATGGATTTTTTGATAGAAGGCACGTAAATCTTTATTGTGTCTTCGTTTATTTTTCCAAGCTTTTTTAAAAATCCTGATACGTTTTTGCTCATACGGATATTTAATAGGGTATTTTATTTATCCAGGCTGCTGTTCGAACCCGCCCTGGGGTTGGTTTGCTCTTTGAGTTTCTACCTCATCTTTAAAGAGCTCAAAATAATCATGCACTTCTAAAAATGTAGAATTAGCTAAAAAAGATACGTCGTTTATTCTTTTCGAAAGCACAAAAAGCATTTCTCTATAACCTGTTGCTGTTATACATTGAAAAAGTGATGTAATAAAATCAGCAAAATCATATTCCATAATGTTGAACTTAATTGGTCGTATATCAACATTCTCTCTTTCTTCTAGTAAAGATAATGTAAAAAACGCATTACATTCTTCCAAAAACTTTTCTATGTATTCGTGTAGCGTATCAGGTAAACGCTCTATTGCTTCTTGATACTCTTCGCTTGATAGCTCAGCAAGAATTAATTCTTCGTTTCCTATTCGAATCTTCTTAACTAGAGATAAAATAAAATCATCGTTACCTGTGTTAAAGTGATGGGGAAAGTCAAGGGTATAAGTTACATTGTCTATAGGTATATCTGTTTCTACGCTAGGTATACCCCCGACATTTTCTAATAAGAAATCTAGATCTATACTAACGGGGCCTTTATCTGAGGTTATATTAATTTCATTGCCAATACACTTCTGTCTAAGATAAAATAAACAATAAAATTTTTCTAGAACATTAAGATCTTTAGTTAAAATAAAGGATTCAAGAAAATCCATTCGCCCACGTAGTGCAGTGTCGCTGTATAAATTAAAAGTGCGAAGATCTTTATAGAGTATTTCTTTAAGGAATACCTCTTTCCTGTTTGGAAGAATGTACGCGAAATTCATATTATTACTTACAACAACACAACGCAACCTCAACAGCTACTTATAGAGGGGCATAATCTGTAAAACAGAATGTTACAGATTTTTCTGGATAAACAGCTTCTGGCTCTTGCGTGAGAACAAACCCTTCGACATTCGTTGGAAACGCGTCAATAAATCTATAACCTTTACGCAATCTTTTTTGATTATCATATTGCTTGACGTATATATCTGTTTTTAATCCAAAGTTTGTAAGCCCATCAACACCCAACGCTATCATCCATGGTGTGAAGATGCCATGTACAATATCATCTACCGTTTCAATAAAATTAATAGATAAATTTCTAGCAAGGAAGCTTTCTCTTTGCTGCAGTCCGTAACCAGGCATAAAACCACCTCTACTATTTTGTCCAGCTTCTAAAAATGTCGACTGTTCGTTAGGTATTGTAACTTCTCTAGCCGCTAAAAGACTTCCAGCTCCCCAGTCTGCTGCAGCACGCGTGCCCCATCCTCCTCGGCCTATCTTCGAATTAGCGCTAGCAATTGAACCTGTTAGTCCGAGTATACCAGGTATGGAGACAGTCCAAAGAAAAGGAAGAGATAAGTAGTAAGGGCTATCCTGCGAAAGCTTTGTTAAGAATCTTCGTGTAGGTCTATTCTCCATTAGTACTACTAATATTTATCTACTAGTAGTGCTTTAAAATGGGTTCTGATCACCTGAAATAGAATCTTCGTAGTAGTGGTATGCAAAAGTTACAGGAAACGAAACAACTTCACCTGTACCATCAGCAATATTATAGCTTAAATCACCAATATCACGAATAGAAGCTCCAATTAACTTAATTTGTTTTTTTGTTGCTAATTGTTTATCTAACAAATCAAGGGTTATAACGTCACCAGTACCGGGCATGCCGTATTCACCTGTACTGGTTGCATCATCAAATACAGCTCTTGAAGCCGATTCAAATTTTCCACGGAGTGAATTATTTGCATCAGCATAAAAGTCTATTGAATACCCAGCAGAATTTGTATATGTGGCTCTCCCTGGTAAATTAAAATCAAGTCCCATATAGCTTACTACTTTATTTTCAATCGCCCTTCCCGGAAGAGTAGCAGATCTAGCATATATTAGCTCTCTATCACCACCAAACTCTATTGTCGACCCCGGTGTTGGTCCTGTAAGCTGTACACTATTAACTCTAAAAAGAAAATCTCGAGAAAACTGCGCCTGTTGTGCCTTTGAAAAAAAGTTTTGTATTGTCGTCGCCATATAATTATTTATTGTTGATTAAATTTATCTAACCGGTCTCCCTTCATATAAAAGTCCTGGTCCGTCAACGACTTCTTGGAAGTTTGCATCTGTTCTAGTTGCGTAGAATGTAATTAAGATAAACTCTGCAGTTCTGACAGGCTTGAGGTAAATGTCTACCCTAAGCTTATTCTCATCAATAACTTGCGGTGTGTTGTTTCTTTCATCACAAACAATCAAGTAATCGTAAACCCCTTGGTTTTGCTTAGCACGCTCAAAAAGAGGTGTTAATACATTGACTAATCTTGTTCTTGTAAATTCTGTATTAGGCTCGAATACGAAGAATTGAGCTGCTTTCTTAGTAGGTCTTTCTAATGATAAGAACAACCTTCTAACGTTAATTCTATCAAACGCGCTTGGTTTCTTGTTAAGCGTCTTTTGCCCAAATACAACGTTACCCTGTGATGGGAAGAACGCCACTGGGTTAATATTAGACTTATACAACTCATCTCTTTGCTTCTGATTTGGATTTATCGCAATATCATTTGCAGTTGTGAGTAACCCTCTGTTAAATCCAGCTGGCGCAAACCATGGGAATGTTGCAGCATCACTTCTAGCCATTACCGCTGCAGCGTATCCAGAAAATGGCACCCATACTAGTTCACCTAAGCCTGAGTCATATGTTTGTGCCCAGTTACCGTATACTGTAGCATACGAAGTATTTTGTAACTCAAACTGATGTTTCATCGGCCAGAAAATATCTGTCTGGAAGTTCTTACTCTTATCATCAAGTATTTTTCCTTCACCGCTACCAATCGCAACAATTTGTCTAAATGTATCAGCAATAAATATTGCATCACCTCTCGAACCACCTAAGTATGGTGGTTTAACAAATGTTTCAAACTTATCGAAAATGGTGTTGTAATTATTTCTAAGAGTGAGTGCATTGCCAGCTATTGGATTACCGGTTCTTAACCCGTCAACAGAAGATGCTGTCGTTCCTTGATAATAGAACTCATCATAGTACATTGGAGCTCCACCACTGATTCCTCTAGATTTAGCCATCGCCCAGATGGTACCTAAACCAGCTTCAGGAATAACATCAATATCGTAAATTTCATCGTTTTTAATACCGTCTAGCGCTCTATCTAACTTAGTAGGTATATCACCTAAGTCCTTATTAGTTACTTTAGAGTTACTATAAGACCCTAATGGGAATAAACTTGAAGCTTCACCAAGAGTGGTTTTTAATGAGGTTAGAGCTGAACTTGGAAATCCTAGTGTATCATTTGACGCGCTATCTAATGCTTCACTTAACACTCTTATTTTTAAGAGAGGATTACCATTTGCATCTAAATTATCATCACCCGAATTAAGTTGTGTAATGTAGGAATTAACTTTTATATCTACATTACGAGAATTTCTGTCTTGAGACCCAATAAAGTAGTTTAATTGTCTACCGCCTTTGGGGTCGTCAATTTTTCTCGTTGCGTTAATTGAACCCACTAACTTATCTTCCAAGTTATAACCTAACTGGAATGGCTGTGGTGCGTTTTGTGTTCTCCGTAATTTAAATACTCCGATACTTAAAACATCATCACTATCTCTTCCCTCAAGATCATAATCAACCAGGTTTTCCATTATTTCGGATATACTACCATTTGGCCCTGTTGTTGCATTTGCTGACAACGGGAAGTCTAAAACCGATTCGTTTAGTGTAACATACTCACTTGTAAGCGATGCTGATTGTTCAACCGTTTTTGTATTACCAATACCTACGAAATTATTAGCAGGGTTTATATCAGCATTACCTATCATACCAACATAATAACCTTCATACCGCTGGTTAATGGTGCTAGTTGATTTGTTTAAAATAACTAATGGGGAATAACCTACACCTTGAACACCGGAGTCGAACATACACGCAGCTGTGGAAATACCAGCTTTTTTAAGTCCACTAACATCTTGCCACTCCCATAATGTATCATTTACCGCACTAAGATATTGAGCTTCAGTAAGTTGTATATGCTGCGGTTTTCCAATAACTACTGTACCACCGGAAGCTATAGTACTATATGTACTACCGGCAGAATGATCACCATACCCACCACCTGTTACTCCAGAGAGAGAAATTGCTGACCCGGAGTAGACTAAAGCAGAATATTGCGAACCAAATCCGTCACCATTTCCTGCTCCGTATGGTAATCTTGATGCGTATAAATGAGCTGGTGAATTTAAGATCTCCGAAGCAGTGTGATAAAAATATCTTTCTGCAGAGTTTGTCGGCGATCCAAAAATTTGATCTAAATCCTGTTGTGTGGTTAGTTTTATAACCTCGTCATATGGGCCTTCTGGTGTAAACCCTGTCATGTATACATTTGTACCTACACCTGGAAGAGCTACATTTGAAAGGTCCCATTCTCTTATTTCAACACCCGGAGAACTTATTGTTGGAGTAAAATCGATTGCCATAAAATTATTTATCCTATTTCATATAAAAAAATTCAAAAATCAATTATTTCTGTATGAAGCTGTGAATAAACAAATGTAAACCCAGATTGTATCTCATCAGGTGTTTGGTAGTTATAGGTAATTGCCTCTAAAGTAGTGGGAAACGCTTTTGTATAAGTAAATTTTATCTTATTATTATTAAATTCGTCTTTACCATACACGGTTAAGTTAGTTTGATATTCATCAAAACCATCTAAAGACGTTAATTCCCTCTCATTATAGCGACCTTCGTACTGACTATGGAGTAAATTTAGCCACGTATACATAACCCAGTAGTTTCTGTATTGGTTGTCAATATTAAAGTCGACCGTAACAGGAGGATATGAATTTTTTGAGTGAGACGATACATACAACGTACTACCAGCAAATCTTGTCTCGACAGCAGGTACAGTAATCTCTGGTACAGCTGTACCAAAAATAGAAAACTGCACAGCGTCACCTACAATAGTTCTATTAGACTGATCACCTACCCAGGGTCTATCTATACCTTTTAAAATAGCAGGTAAGTCAAAAACCAAGAGAAACTTATCAGCTCTTGACTTATTAAGTACTGCTTGCTTTAGCTTGTTAGTAGCCATATAGTATATTTATTCGCTGATAGGTTTGCCTGTCCAATCTATTTCAGGTTCTACAGCCTTACCCGACCAATTCGCTGGAGGTTTTTCTCCGATTAGCTGAAAACCAAATGACCGTAGATCATCCATATCAGATACTACTTCATCGCCCATCCCCCATACAATAGCATTCATTTCACTATTACGGCTACCTACTATTTCATTATCTAGATATATAGAAGTTGGGTCTTCAAAATACTGAACACCGAAGTCCATTGGTTCTATGACCGAAGGCTTACCCATATCATCAACTTCTACTATTTCAAAAAATCTTTCTGTTATTTCTTTCTCCAATATAAAGAGACCATACAACATAGCCATAACTCTATCATCATGAAAACCAGCGCGTGCTTTCCATGTACCGTTCGGATACCGTACAAAATTTCGTAGCTCGGCAACTGTCTCTTCTTCGTTAATGTTGACGACCCTTATCTCGTTCATAAAGTATCTCATGTTGAGAACGCCTTTATACTTAGTATTAGTGTGAGCTATCATACCCCGCATAACATTACGGCGGTGTGCATTAGCATTACCATATGATACTATTTTTTCATAACCTAAATCTACTGCTAATCTATCTACTACTTGCGCGCCACAATTGTTTCTCTCTATGAGAGCTAAGGGAGACCCCCAGTTACGTAAAATTTTATATAACTTGTTTGTAAACTCTAAAGGTGGTATTTTATTGTTTCTATATACAGCTACTTGCTTAATTTCCTTTATATCTGTAATATCTAATATCTGGATAACTGAAGAATCTACACCGACGCCCTCAGATATATCTACACCTGCTACATATAATCTAGAATCATCTGGCTCTTCCCATAACTTATAATGGCCTTCATCTAAAACAATTTTAGGATCAGATACTTTTGACATCATCTCTTCAAATAGTTCATCATCTAACGTTGATTCACCTGAGTGAATAAACTCGCATTCAAATTCTTGTAACCAAGCATCAGCTGAGCCAATAGCTGTTTTAGTAGCTTGCGCCCAAGCTTCATCACGCCCGGGTATTTCATTCCATTTTATCTTATCATGAGCCCACCCATTGAGGTTTTCTATAGCACCGTGGTATAGTTTATAGAATAGATTATCTGTACCGTTTGCTGTTGAGCATACAAACACTTTAGATTTCTTAGAAGAAGTAATAATAGGGAAGACTGATTTCCAGAACTCTTCTACTAAATGAGGCTCAATAAATGCCATT